TCCAGCGCGCCAACATCGCCGCTGGCATGGTCACCACCATCGTAGGCACACCCCGCCTGACTGGCACCCCTTGGTTTATGTTTGCCGACCCCAGCCAGGCACCGGTGCTTGAAGTTGCCTTCCTTGACGGCATCGACACCCCTTACCTCGAACTCGAAAACGGCTTCAGCGTTGACGGTGCCCGCTGGAAAGTCCGCATGGACTACGGCATTGCTGGCGTTGACTACCGGGGTGCCGTGCGCTCCACCGGCGCATAAACCACCCGCAGCACCCACCCCAAACGAAAGAAGCAATCCATGAACAACTACAAACAAGAGGGCGAAGTACTCACCCTCACCCCCGCAGCGGCAGTCGCCGCTGGTGTTGGCTACCTGTTTGGCACCAGCCTGTTTGGTGTCGCCATCAACCCGGTGGTTATCAGCACACCAGGAGAATTCCTGATCGAAGGCGTGGTCACTATCGGAAAAACCAGCGCCCTGGCCATTGCTGTGGGCGACCGCGTGTTTTGGGATGCCACCAACAAAGTCGTCAACAAAACCACCACTGCCCAGCAATGCGTAGGCATTGCCGTCGAGGCCGCTGCCAACCCCTCCAGCACCGTGGCCATCAAGCTCGGCTGCTACACCGCAGTTGCCGCGTAACCCGGCAACTGCCAGTCAGACCCGCCCGCCATGGCATCAAACTTTGCAGCGCTTGAGACCCGCCTCAATACGGCAGTCTTGTCGCGCCTGTCAAACGACACAGCTACCATCAACAGCGCATTAGTCACTGCCATCTTTGACACTGCCAGCGTTCTTGCCGCCGTTGGAGCCTACGGCATGGCCAGCACACAGCCTACGCTGACCGTAGCCACTGCTGACGTGCCCGCCAACCCGGTCGGTCGCCCGGCAGTGGTCAACGCCATCAGATACCGGATAGCAGAACATGAGCCAGACGGCACCGGCATCAGCCGCCTGCTGCTGGAGCGCGAAATATGACCGCCTAGCGCCAACCGCACACGCCCCATTCCTGCTGGTCAAAACACAGCCATCGTGCTGCGCCTGGAAAAATCTGACGGCAACGAAATCGCCATGGGCGTATTCGACTGGCAAACCACCCTCACGGTTGAATGCTATGCCCGCGCCACCCCCGGCACCGACCCGGCCACCGCCATCAACAACCTGCTGGGCGAAGTCTGGACCCGTTTGACCGAAATCGTGCCAGCCACCACCCCGGCAGACATCCAGATCATGCCCGAAATCAACTGGCAATACGACGACACAGATACCCCGTCAGGCTCCGCCCTGATTCGCCTGATTGCCCGCCACCGCACCACCTCCAACACCTTATCAGCCCCATGATCACACCACCAAACCGGCCCACCCACGGCGGCAGCTACATCCAGCAGCCCGACGGCACTTTGCTGCTTGTCCCGCCTTACGACGACCAATACAGCAACGCCGTAGCCAACCCCGTGCCGCCCGGCATGGCCGCTATTGCCAGCGACCCGGCCCCAGCCACCGCGCCCGACCAATCCACCGACTACCCCCAGGAGTAACCCGCCATGGCAAGCAAAATCAACACCGTCCCGCGCTTCCTGCGCAAAACCTTTCTGCTGGCAAAGCTCGAATCCACCTATGGCACCGACAGCGTCCCGGCCGCCGCCGATGCCATTTTGGTAAGCAGTGCAGAATTCACCTACACCAGCTCCAACAAGGAACGCAACGTCATCAAGCCATGGATGGGGTCGGAAGAAGAGCTCGTCGGCGACGATTACGGCACCATCAGCTTTACCGTAGAAGCCGCGCCCAGTGGCACAGCAAACGTGGCACCCAAGTGGGGGAAACTGCTGCAAGCCTGCGCACTTTCCGAAACCGCAGTAGCCGCCGTAACCGGCCCGCCCGCTGTAACTGCCCGTACGGTGTATCGGCCTGTATCAGCCAGCTTTGCCAGTCTGACCTTTTATTACATCATCGACGGCACCCGCTACATCATGACCGGTTGCCGTGGCAACGCACAATTTGTTTACGACGTCAACGACATCCCGTCCATCAAATTCACCTTCACCGGCATGATTGGCGACTACAGCACAGCCATTACAGCAGTCGAAATCACCGGCTATAACTACGCCGCATGGAAAGCCCCCGAGATGGTCACCGCCCGCAACACCAGCGCGCTATACATCGACTTGTTGGGCTATGCCGATGCCGCGCTTACTGCGCCCCTTGCGCCCCTCGCAATGAACACCTACGGCTGCACCGGCCTGACCTTTGACCTTGGCAACAAAGTCAGTTACCAGCCCATGCTGGGCGCCGGAGCCAGCCGGGTTGTGATCAGCGACCGCGCGGTAACCGGCAGCATCACCCTTGATCTCGACAACGACGACGAGAAAATCTTTCGTGACAACGTGCGGAAAAATGAAAACTGCCTTATCCGATTCAACCACGGTTCAGCAGAAGGCAAAAAACTCTCATTCGGTGCCAATTACGCACAACTGATCAACCCCAAGATCATCGACAAAGACGGCGTAGCCATGACCACCTTTGATCTTCGCATGTTGCCAGGCGCAACTGGGAACGACGAAATTTACTTTTACACAGCCTGACCAAAAAACACCATCATGGCATTCAAACTTGCAACCTCCCCCGATTTTGTCGCACTCGTCAACACCGAGTTACCTGGCGACAACGGCAAGCCTATCAAGGCATCGTTCCACGTCAAATTCAAGCGTCTGAGCACCAGTGAATTTGACGAGTTGGCAAAAGCGCTGAATGAAAAAGACGAAGACGACACACCCAAAATCACCAACCAAGAGATTGTTGATCAGGTGCTGACCGGCTTTGGTGAAGACCTGCAAGACGAAGACGGCAGGCCCCTTGACTTCAACAGCGACACCGTAGCTGCACTGTGTGACATTTTCCCGATGCGAAACTCAATCGTTGAAGCCTTCTTTGCCGGATACGTCAGGGCAAAAGCAAAAAACTAGCAGACATTGCCCGTCACGCATGTACGCCAGACAAGACGGGCAATGACCACCAGGCCAGCGACACAGACAGCGACTTGGCAAAAGCAGCGGCATGTTTTGGGTTAGACATATCGGAGATGCAAGCCGTGCCACCGCCAAGTGGCCAAGACTGCGAAGTATGGCCCGAAAACTGGAACGCGCTGCTGCTATTTTTGGCCTGCCAGACGCAATGGGAGATCAGCATCGGCATGGGAGGCGCGCACTACATGCCAGCCCGCTCGGTCAATGTTGAACTCGAATACAGATGGCTGAAACTTGAAAGAGCCAAAACCGCAACCGTCATAGCCCAATACCGCGACATCGAACGCCACGCCATGTCAATCTGCAACGAACGCGCCAACAAACAAAGCTGAAAAGCCAAGAACACCGGACACACACACCATGGCAACCAGCGGCAGCACAGGCGTGCAAATCAGGCTATCGGTAGAGGGCGCAGGCGCAAGCGGTGCGGCCATCAATGGCATCACCAGCGCAGTCGGCAACCTCAACCTGCAAATCCAGCACTCAGCCGCTGATTCGGCCACCTTGCGGGCCATACTAGCCGCTATAGGAAGCACCAACACCGGCATCAGCGGGGTTAACAGCCGCCTTGACGAACTGGCCCGCATCGCCCGCGCATCGGCCACATCAGCCGCACAACTCAATGCTGCACTGGCCCGATTAAGCACCGCAGAGGCCGAGATCGCCCGGCTCAATGCCCGGCTAACCCAGCTTGAAAACAACGCCCGAGGCGCAGCATCAGGCGCTATGGGACTAGGCAACGCATTAGGCGGCATCGCCTCAGCCGCCACACTTTACGCCATTGTCAAAATGGCCGACAGCGTCACCAACCTGAAAACCCAGTTACTGCTATCGAGCAACAGCGCAGCGCAAGCCGCAGTAGCCTATGAAAAGCTATTTGCCATTGCACAAAATGGCCGGGTATCGTTTACCGAGTTAGGCACCACATACGCGGCCATCGCCCGCGCAGGCAATGAACTCGGAATCTCTCAAGGCAGACTGCTAAACGTCACTCAATCCATCAGCCAGGCCATGACCATAGGAGGAGGCAGCGCTGCATCCATGCAGGCCGCACTGGTGCAGCTTGGACAAGGCTTATCCAGTGGCACACTGCGCGGCGAAGAGCTTAACAGCATCATGGAGCAGACCCCGCGTCTTGCAAAAGCCATTGCAGGCGGGCTTGGAACCACCATAGGCGAACTGCGCAAACTTGGCGAAACCGGGCAATTGACCAGCGAACAGGTCATCATGGCTTTGGAAAAAGCAGGCCCGCAGCTCGCCAAGGAAATGGCATCAGCCACGCTCACCGTGGGGCAGGCATTCACCATGTTGACCAACAGCGCCGCCAAATTTATCGGCGAAGCTGACCAGGCCAGTGGCGCTACCGGGTTCCTTGCCGAAACGATTGGAGTGATGAGTAAAGCGGCAACGGACGCGATCACCATTATCAAGGCGCTAAACGAAGTAACCAACGAAAACGCCCAGGCAACCGGCGCAGCAGCGGCCATTCAAGAAGGGTTGGCGATTACGTTTGAGACCGCCGCAATCCTTGCTGTGAATCTGAAATACACGCTAGTCGGTGTTGGACGGGAAATCGGCGGCATCATTGCGCAGTTTTCTGCAATGGGCGAGGCTGGCGGCATCTTCACCAGCGCAGGCCGGGCTGCATGGGGCACAGTCGGGCAGGCCATGAGCGAAGACGCTGCACGATCCAGAAAAGACGTGGATGCGACTACAGACCGCATCATGAATGCGCGAAATGCAGCAAAAGAATTATCAAAATATGACACTCGCAACGCCAGCGCGGGCACAGACCCACGGATATTAAACGAGCTTGGCATTTCAAAACAGGCAGAAAAAGATGCAAAAGCCGTAGCAAGCCTGATGCAATCAATATCTGGTGTGCCTGACGCATACATCAAAAAAATGAAGGAAATCGGCGACCTCAACGCCAAAAACCTTTTAAGCCCTGCCCAGCTTGCAGCATCCCTTGATGCTGCTCAAAAAATGTTACCGAAGGAAAAAGGCGCAGGTGGTGCAGCCAAAACCGCCGCCCGCGAACGCCGCGAAGAAAACACCGCACTGATCGACCAGATCAACCTGCTAAAACTCGCGCAAGCCAACGCTGATCTAGACTTTGCAGACACAGAACACATCACCAAACGCAACCAGGCACTGCGCGGATACGCATCAGACCTCGAACTCGCAGCCGCACGCACAGCGGCCCTCTCAAAAGCCGATCGCCAGGCCCAGATTGACACCCTGACCGCCACCAAAGCCATGCAAGCGGCCTACGGTGCCAAGGACGCAAGCGCAGGCGCAAAAGCCCAGGCCCAGGCCACCTACGACCAAGCCATCAAGGAGCGAGACCACCGCCTGGCCACCGCAGCCTCAACCGCAAACAATATCAGCCTTAACGGCCAGCTTGCCGCCCTGCAAAAACAGGCCACGCAAGACGCGGCACGCGAAGCCGTCATTCGCTCCCAGACCGAGGCCACTTATCAAAGCCAGCTTACGGTCACCAAAGCGCAAAACGAGTTGGACCAGATCGGCGTAAAACTCACCACAGCGCAAACCGCCGAACTGGTCAAACAAGACACAGTAGCGCAGGCCATGCACGCGCAAGAGCTTGCCTACCAAGCCGCTGAAGTCGCCTACCTGAAAACCATCAACGACATCCAATTCTCAGGCGCAACAGACCGGGCACTCATAAGCCAAAAGAAAATTGAAGCAGAAGAAACCCTGCAAAACGCCCGCGCATCGGCCAGCAGCGCCGCCGATGCCAAAATCACGGTAGCGGGCATCAAGCAAGCCGCCACCATCAAAGCCGAGTGGGCAAAAACCGCCGACCGCATCAACGAAGGTCTAACTGATGCCATCCTGAACGCAGGCAAAGACGGCGGACGTGGCTTGCGCGACTTTATCGAAGCCGAGCTGATCACCAAGCCATTCAGAATGGTGATTCAAGCAATGGTGCAGCCGATAGCCAATGGCATGGCCAGCATCATCACGGGCGGCAGCGAAGGCGGCACCGGCAGCGCCGCTACCGACCTGCTAGGCACCGCCTCAAGACTTGGCACTCTTTACGACACCGTAACCGCCGGACTCGCGAAAACGGCAACCAGTGCAAGCAACGCATTTAATGCCCTGGCCACCAGCAGCGTAGGCCAATCGCTTGGACTGTCCAATGCAGCAACCATAGGCAACAACTACAGCGCCTACATTGCCCCGCAAATGACCTCGGGCAGCTTAGCCGCCAGCTCCGCCATTGGCACCGCCGCAGGATTGGCCGCAGGCGCAGCAGCAGGCATGGCAGTGGGTAGCGCCATCAGTGGTGAATTCGGTAGCAGCAACACCGTAACTGCGGGCGCCATCATTGGCGCCATCATCAGCGCAGGCAACCCCATTGGCGCAGCCATAGGCGGAGCAGTCGGCGGCCTTTTCAATCGCGCATTCGGCATGGGTTCCGCCGAACTCACAGCCAGCGGCACGCGAGGCACATTCTCAGGCAACCACTTCACCGGCTTAAACTACTCCAACTACAAAAAAGAAGGCGGCTGGTTCCGCAGCGACGACAACTGGACAGACATCACCGCACTGGCCGCAGAGACCCAAAGCGCATGGAACTACGCCTTCAGCGGCATCAAAACCAGCATGGCCATAACCGCAGCAACACTGGGCTTGGCCACCGACAAGATAAAGAACTACTCAAAAACCATTGACATAGCGGCAGGCACCACCGCCGAGCAGCTTACCGCCATATTCACCGCCATGGCCGACGACATGGCCACAGCGGCAGCACCCTCCATCAAGGCATACGCACACACAGGCGAGACCTCCAGTGTCACACTGGAGCGGCTGGCCGCAAGCCTCAAGACCGCAAACTACTGGCTCGCCCAGTTCGACCAATCGCTATTTGGCATATCAGTCACCGGCGCAGGCACCGCCAGCAAACTGACTGATGCATTTGGCGGAACGGACAAATTCAGCAGCAGCCAATCCAACTATTACAGCGCCATGTACTCCGATAAGGAAAAGCTCGCAAAGACTGCCGAAAACGTAGCCAAGGGCATGGCCTTGATCAATAAACCAATGCCTACCAGTGTTGCTGCATTTAACAGTTTGCGCGATTCGCTCAACCTGTTGACCAAAGATGGCCGCAGCGCCTACGTTGTTATGACCGAACTCGGCCCAGAATTCGCGCAGGTCACCAAAGCCGCAGCCGATTCAGTCAAAGCCCTGACCGATGCCAAAGCAAAACTCAATGTTGACTTACTTATGGCAAAAGGCGACACAGTAGGCGCAGAAAAAGCCCAACGCGCCATCGACACAAAAGACTATAACCCAGCGCAGAAAAAGCTTTACGCTGACAATGCAGACCTAAGCAAAACTATAGAACAAGAGGCCAAGCTGACCGAACTACGTAAAACCGGGGTAACTCTTGCAATCGACTTACTTAGGGCGCAAGGCAAAGAGGAAGCCGCATTAGCAGCCCAGCGGGCAATTGACACAAAAGGCTACAGTGCTCTGGCCATAGCTCAGTACGACACCAACACCGCCACGCAAAAGCGCATCGACACAATCGCAACAAACCAGTCGCTGCAAGACCAGCTAGATGTACTCACAAAAGCCCGCACGCAGACACAGGTAGATAGAGAAAAGGCGCTAAAAGCCGTCACAGACAAATCCACCAAAGCCCTGATGCTGCAAATCTACGCGCAGGAGGATGCAGCTAAATCCATTGAAACCTTGACACAATCCATTACCTCAATGGTAACGGTTACGAAAGACGCAGTAAGCGAGGCAGAGAGACAAGTATCAGAAGCAACAAGCGCATTGCAAGCCGCTTACACAAAAGAAGCTGATGCACTCAAGGAAACTAAGGACAAGTTCACCGACATCAGTAAAACTTTCAGGGACTTCGCCGCCGGACTGGCGGGTGCCGTAGAACTTCCAGGGCAGTCCTACGAACGGCTAAAAGCTGAATTCACCCGGCTATCATACATGGCGCGGCTGGGCGACAGAGATGCCGCTGCATTAGCCATAACCACAGGTGAAAAGCTCAAAGAATCAATCCTTGCACGGTCATCAACAGGGGCAGAAGCTGCAATTGAAATTGCAAGGCTCGCAGCATCAGCCACCACCACGGCAGGTATTGCAGACACTCAGGTCACAGTAGCCCAACAAAGCCTAGATGCACTTGAAACCCAGGTGGGGTCAATGATCGACCTCAAAGATGCCGTTTTAAGCGTCAAAGCCGCCATTGTGGCATTCCAGGCAGCGCAGACTGTACTTGACGTTTCCCGCAACCTGATGC